GCACGTATCATAACGCTCGCGATTTAATTCAGGCAGCAGTGGCATTTACGGAGGAGATATGAAGACAGACGCACAGAAACTAATAAAACGACAAAAGGCCCGGGAGAAGAGATTAAAGAATATCCCCGGAGCAACTAAGAAGCAATCAGATAGTGTGCAAATAGATATGATGATTGCGAAAGAAGATAATTTATCAACAGACATGGAAACGATATATAGGTTTAAACTTAAAATATGAATAAAGAACTAGAAAAATTAATCGGGGAAATCTCAGAAGTATTAAAACTTGATGAAGAGCAAAAGAAGCTTTTATATCAATCCATGAAGACAAGTTATAGTTATGGTAAGGAGGCCGGGATAAAAGAAGCATTTAGAGAGATAAACGAGAACGCTTAATATGACAGACGAAATACAAACATATCTTGACGAGGGCGGAGCGTATAGTGATCTTCCGCTTGAGACAAGGAAAGAAATAGAAGGGGATAATATGCAAAAGACACAAGTAATCAAACGAGAAGAAAAAGCACCAGCATTTAACATTGAGAATTTAATCAATCAAGCCGTTGTGGCAAATGTTCCTGTAGAGTCACTAGAGAGGCTTCTTGCCATGCGGAAGGATTTAAAAGTAGAATGGGCTAAGGAACAGTTCGACAAGTCCTTGGCGGCATTTCAAGGCGAATGCCCCGTTGTTGAAAAGAAGAAGAAAGTAGATTTTACTGGTAATTCTGGAACAAGAACAAAATATAATTATGCTCCGCTTGAGGATATTGTTGAACAGGTAAAGCCATTCCTAACAAAACATGGATTCTCTTATATGTTTGACACTGAAACAAACGGCAAGATGAAAGTGATCTGTAAAGTGAAACATATAGCAGGACATTCCGAGGTTGCAACTTTTGATATGGAAATAGACACAAGCGCGAAAATGAATGTGTCTCAAAAATATGGATCTGCGTTAACTTATGCCAAGAGATATGCTTTTTGCGCGGCTTTTGCAATTAATGTTAAAGATGAAGATAGTGATGCTACATCAGGAGAATCACAGAATACTCAAAATTCGTCACCTAGTGGCGCTAGCGGAGAGAATTCTACAAAAACGACTAATGATAAATGTCCTGTTTGTATGGCTTCTGGTAAGTATCATAGGCCTGATTGTCCAAAAAAAGATCAAGAGGCTAAAGCTCCCGTAACTGAAGATATTGATCCTGAGCATTTTTGTAAAATTCATAATAAGCCAATGAAGCGGAGGGAGGCTCAAAATGGTGGGTTTTATTTTGATCATCGTTGGGAACTTGAATACGGAAAAGGAGATTGGAGAAAATGTAATGGCTTACCTAAGAAGCAGAAGGAAAACTTTGATCCCTACATAGATGGTGATGAGGAGTCCGAAGAGATTGTTAATTCCGCTGCTGAAGCATTAAAATAATAAGTATGATCACCCTTGAATTATTTAAAAAAACATTAACAAATTTACAGGAGTTTGAAAAAGATATAGAAGCTGTAGACAAGGCATTAAAAAAGCTATCTCCTGATTTTGGAGGTTTTAATATGTATGAGCCTCAAAGATCCATATTGAGTCTTTTGGAAGAATGGACAAACGATAATTGTTGTTGGATTGAATATTTTATTTATGGGCTTGATTGGGGTAAAAAGTGGAAAGTAGGAACAATTATGGGTAATGGCGAAGATATTAAATTGCAAACTATAGAGGATTTATATAAGTTGTTAACGGAGAATAAATAATCTCATGAAAGGTCTTATCTTTATCATTGCGCTCATAGGCATTTTTGTGGTATTTATTGCTACGAGCTTTGCCCTTTGGTTCAATGTTCTACTAGCCTTTATCTCCGGGATGATTATCGGGTGGATATTAGCTATAAGTAAGTGGTGAAAGTCGGTTCATCCATGCATTAGCTCGCTAGTTTAGCTACAGGGGGCTTAATAAAGTATAAAAATTGAAGCAACATGAAGGAAGAAATTAAAAAACTATACGAAGCAGGATTAACAATTCGACAAATTCAGAAAAAGCTAGGGATAAGCAGCCCATCGGTTGTACATTATCACGTAAAAAGACTTTATCTTAATAAAAATGATTTAAAAAGAATATCTATTAACAAATTTCTTTCAATTATTCCCGGGAAACGTTATCCTGTCTCTCATATAGGAAAAGCTGATGAAGAAAGCAATCTGATTACAGCAGGCTATAACGCTTACCGAAAAGATTTATTAGATACTATTGAAGAATTAAGAATCAAATAATAGAGAATATTATGAATAATGAAATTAATCCAATCATCCAACGATGTAGGACAATAAGCAAAAATCATCACTGGGAACAGGTTTATAAAACTAGTTTTTATTACAATGGAGATATTGCTTTACCACAAAAGCAAATTGTTTATGTTAATGGTAAGAGATTAAAGAAATGCTTAGCTTGTGATTTGGTTGATGATTTATATGAAGGTCAGTACATGTAAATATTAAGGATAGGCAGAGGGTTTTTATTCCCCCTCATTGTCCCTTTTACCCCTTGACATTATGGCAAGAATCTGCTATACTCTACTTAAATGAACATACCCTACAGAAAACAAGCAACAACTGGAGAGCAGAAGGCTAATATTATCTCAGACTACCTTGCGGGGATGACCTTTGCTGCCATAGCCAAGAGGAACAATGTTTCTGTACGGACGGCTAAGAGGGTTATTGAGAGGGCTAGGGAGGAAAACTGAGATATATATATGTGGGTAGCGAAAGGGCGAGCTAGTACGCCTTACAGCTCAAGAGCAATAAACGGAGCATGGGTAGCTACCCACATTGAAAATTGACATGGGTTCGGAGCTGACTAAAATCTGCCCTGGACTCATGTGAGTTTTCAAAGCGAGGAGAATAAATATGAAAAAATTAATAAACGAATGCCAATTTTGTAAAAGTAGATTTTGCTACAATCGCATTGTCCGAGAGGAAGAGCCAAGATATGATGAGGTTTTTTGCAACAAGCACATTGATGAGGCAGAAAAGGAATCGGATAGAGTTTTAGGAGCCCCGGGATACAAAAGGGCGTACATTTCCGGGACTGGTATTCAAAAAAGAGGGGTTCCGATAAAGAAATTAAAATAATATGAAAAATTTAATAGTAGGTAGCAATCAGTTTAAGACAAAGAAGCGCCACACCTTAAACGGCAGGATAGGTACATGGGTACTGCTCACTCTTATTCTGCTCTTCGTGGTGCATTACAGTGTCATAGGGGCATATAAATTAGGGGATATGGCAAATCATTGGGCTAGGGAAACTTTCATCACTATTGCCGGAGATCCGATTAAGCTACTGTCTCCTATGGCGGAGCCTGAGAAGGCTGAAGCGAGTGAGTTACATATAAGAGTGACTAAGCCAGTTTCGCGGACCACTATGGAAGAAGACACACCCACTGAAGTTTTGATACCGAAATCTAATTCAGTATCAAAAGATCAGGAGGAAATAGAAGCATATATGAAGACTATATTTGGTAAGGATTTCAGGGTCGCCCGGGCGGTCTCGCATAATGAATGTAACCCTGCTAACGCTAAATATCCTGCCTGTATATTACATAGTGACGTAGAGTACAGTGTTGGGCTATTTCAAATAAATCTTTACAATTCAAAGCAATGGATTCATGCGGGTAGGATTCCAGGCAAAACAATGGAGGAGAAGGTTCAATGGCTAAAAGATCCTTACAATAATATTTTATATGCCTATTGGTTATTTAAAGCAAGTAATAATTCATGGAATGCTTGGACAGCATACAGTTCGGGGAACTATCTAAGGAGCTTATGAGCATAGAGGATTTCGATACATGCAGATTTTCAATCAACACCGAGGTTCTAGTCGACAATTACGGTTGGGCTAAGGTAATAGGCGTGGATTTTGAAAACAGAGAGATTGGAATTGAAACCGGGGAATATATTAATATTGCTCGTGTTCAAGAGTTTAGGGAGGGCTAATTGGATATGAGGATACAAAGAATAGTCAGTAATGCAGTATGGAGCGACAAGGTTAGAAAATACGGACTTAGAAAAGTGGCAAGAGAAGCTAAAATGGACTTTGGGTATTTATCAAGAGTTGTGAATAATAAGACTGTCATAAGGCAGAAAAGTTTGAAGAGGTTAAAAATTGCGATAGGAAGATTAAAATTAAAACAATATGAAAAATATAATAACTAAAATAAAAAACTACATGAAAACCCATTGCCTGTTTTTCTGGCATGATTACAAGGAGTCAGATGAGAAATACGGAGGAATGCTGACATCAGAGAGGCAATACTGGACACTTGAAAAATGCACAAAATGTTCTAAGAGACGTATAGTATTACTATGAAAAAGATTGAACATGTAACTTACGACTGGAATAGTAATGGTCTTGTTTTTGATGTTGTTAAGGAGATTAACAAGATGATTGACGCTATAAATAATCAACAGAAGCAAATAGAGATTTTAACTAAAACGTGTGATGACTTAAATAGGAGAATGAAAGTTCAGAAATCAAAAGTAACAGAACGACGCGAAGAGGTAAAATATGAACTATGACAAAAATAATTTATATATGTCAACGCTTGACATATATCTGACATATCATTGACATGTACGCATAGCAATAAAAAGACCTATCTTGAACATTTCTCTGATAATGATAAGATGGTTTAAAAGAGGGGTGATTAATTAATGTATAAAATAGCAATTTTAACAGGAATCTCAGGTATACTTTTATTTGCAGGAATAGCTCAAGCAGGTAATTCCAGCCATCATTCAGAACCTTGGCAGATATGCGGGGAGGGAATACATTTAGGCAATCCACACTGTCAACCATCGCCAACAATCATAGATCCTTGTAATGGAAATTGTGAGGTTACCCAGGTGCTGTTAACGCCAGAATTAACAAGTCAACAACCAAGTGTCACGTCAACGGCAACTCCAGAGGCAACAGTAACAGTACAGCCAACGGTAAGCTCTGAGCCGACTATAAAGGATTCCTTGACGCCTACATCACCGGTAACGCCCACTCCAACAGAAACACGCTCTACGGGGAGTACGGGGCAATTAGTGGTGGTTCCGCAAGGAGCACCAGATACGAGTTTAAGGGAGTAATTTCCCTTTTGGAAACAACTTGACTATTAAGCCGGGGAGCAGGGACTCACGGGACAAGACCCACCTCACACTCGGTACAAGGAAGAGGGTAAAACAGGAGTGGACACCTGGGGGCATAATATAGCTAACCCATATCTTTTATATGGATCGATGTACCACCGTCCTGCACCCAGCCTAGTAGTCAAGGCTTACTTGACACGTTTTTAATACTGTGCTAAGTTTAACCGTAAGTTTATGGCAGAACTCATACCAATCCTAGTTACTCTACTTGTAGTAGCCCTTATCATATATATAGTTTATCTCATTTTGGGAATGATCTCTTTACCTGCGCCACTCAGAACAATCGTTTACATCATAGTTGCAATTATTATTCTTCTGTGGCTCTTACAATATTTTGGACTTTATAGTCTTAGTGGTCTTACTAATACGGGGCCAACTCACTACTAACTACTTCTTGAATATCTTCTCAGTTATATTAGTTCCAGCAAAAATACCACTCATCCATAGAATAAAAGTGCACCAATCATTAGCGGATAGATATTTAAAAAGAACGAGGATAAATCCTAATAAACTGAAGAATACAGCAAATAGGAATTTTCTACCTAGATCATCAAAAAGAAGTTCTTTCATTTTATGAGATGCTTTTATCATGTCCCAATTTTTCTGATAGCTCACTAAGCCTTTTAATCCTATCTCTGTAAATGGAGGTGGTCATTAATTGAACAAGTCCCCCTGCTGTTTTACTTGCTTCTTCAATTTCTGCTTTAAGCTTGTCCCACTCTTTAGTTTCTGCCTCCCTGATCTTTTCCTGCTCCACTTTTGCTTGTGCTTTTTCTTTCTCTTCAAGCAGGCGGGTTAATATCTCAGAGTGAGCATCTATACCCAACCATTTTTTAATTATATCTTTCATTTTTATAAATTCGTGTTTTTCATTCTCAAGGTATGAATACCAGAGATAAATAGCTATTATTAAAAAAATAATTCCTGCAATAATAAGTCCGAGAGATAGTAAGTTCATTCCTAAATTTGCCATCCAAATACCTACTCCTATTGTAAATATTATTACTAATAATAATACCGTTACCGATAAAATTCCAGTTAGCCTTAAAACTATTTTCGCACCTACTTTCATAGGATTACGCTTTGCATAAAAAATAATACCACTAAAATCATAAAAGATGCACCTATTACCCATCGAGATATGCGCTGCACATGGCTCTCAATTCTTTTCTCTTTGTTGTACTCAAGACAATTCTTGAACCATGATCTAGATATTTCAGATTTAGTCATAATTTTGTTATGAACTATGCTATTTTAATGCACTTAAAGCATTATCTATTTTTGTCAGAAGTAGTTTATTTGCCTGGAGCATTTTTTCATACAAGGCTTTGTAGTCAGGTTGTGGGGCTGGAGGCGTTGAAGCATCAAAGGGTACGTTAAATGCCCTACAAATCCCGCGGGCTATGGCGTTAGCGACACGGTCTGTGTCAGAAAGGATTACTTTATCGTGAGCGTTTTGAGCTACTCCCATCTCCAATAAAGCACATGGAGTTTTTGAAGATAATTCAGACCACATATAATACTTAGTCATGGCTACAGTTATCCATGCTGGCATATTGGCAATTCCAGACTCAGTAAAATATACAGATGCAATGGCTGAAGCGATCCTTCGCGATTCTGGATTTACATCATCATAAGCTGGATCAGGAGCAGAAATCATCCCCCCACCAGTGCCATGCGTATCAGACTCACAATGTAAGGAGAGGAATAAATCGTAGTCTTTTTTGCCTACATTAGGGTCACAATTAAAGTTAGCATCTACTAATTGCAACTGAAAAGCTTGTGAGCCATCGGGATTTTTCTTGGTAAGAAGTATTTGAGATAATCTATCGCGAATGCGGACGTTATTGTCTTTTTCTTGGGGGGCTCCTGTACCTCCTCTTAATTCAGCGACACAATTTGACTGAATGTTTTGATGCCCAGACTGAAGTATTATGCTTCTAGCCATAATGTTGCTATTTTACCTTCTACCCCTATAAGATGTCAAATCGAGGCGGGTAACAGATAATGAAGAATAAGATAAAACGCTATCACTATCAGGGATAAAAACACCATGAGGAAAAGATATTTTTTTACACTATCATTCATTAAATTACTCCAAATATTTTTAATACAATTAAGATTGCAATTATAACTATAATTGTGCTAACACTTACCATATTGTATTTGATAAACTCAAATTGCCCCCGTCAACTAACTTTGGCGGGGGTCTTTGTTATGCAGTTTCTTTCTTTTCTGCATCTTCTAACTGTTTCTTTTCAGCTTTTTCAGCTTCAGTTAGGGCCCTTTTCTTCTCTTCTTCCCGTAGGATTTCGAGTCTTTTACTTTTCTCCATGATTTAATCACCTCCTAACTTATTCTTAATATACCACATTCCTTCAACGCATAAATCCGTAAATAATGGCCGCACCACTTAAAATACCTAACAAAATTTTCCAGGAATCTGAGAAGCCTGATCCTTTGCCTTCGCCTTTATCCGCCCTGCTTCTTTCTAGAGCTAAAGCCACTTCTGTACTCTTTCTATATGCCTCAAACTCACTTCTTGGCATAAATGTTTTTTCCCTATCAGTCATTGCTCCGCGCCATTCGTTTGCATTATCTCTCCATTTATCAGCATTTGCTTGAGCAACGCCAACAGCCTCTTTTGCAGCAGCTAGAGCTATATTGATAGCCTTATCTTTTTCAGACAGTATTTTTTCAAAATGCTCCTTCAGCGAGAGGACGTTCCATATTTCGCTTTCGCTTGTTTTCATTTTGGTAAAGATTCGCAGGCAACCCCATCCTTATCCCCGTCAAGTCTATAAATATCTTTACTATCTTTTTCAAACATCTTCTGAGCCTCCCGTTGCGTCTTAAAATCCGCACAATTATAATCTTTCTTGAAGAGTTTATTGGCATGAATCGCGGAAGTTGTAAGCATATAAACTGCTATGGCGAAGAAAAGGATACTGATCGCAAATAAGACTTTCATAGCTTTGTGTTTATAATCTCGAAAGATTCTGTGTATATATTATATTCTACTGTGCGGAAAAAATTAACCTTATATTCAAGATGAATAAATATCCGACAATCCTTAGCTGAAGGTATGTGGGAAGGTATTATGTCCGATAATTTTAGATTGCTATAGCCAATATTCTCTTGTCCATTTTGCTTAACAGTTAGGGTTTCAATAGTATTAGGGCATTGAAGTGTCTTAACCACTGAGACTGGAACGTCCTTCAGTTTTTCATATTTAAATACATAATTAACGCTATCACCTGCTTTTACCTGTTTTGTTTGTACGGGAAGAGGGTTTTTAAATTTGAGAATATCTACAGGATAAAAAAGGAAATACCCCACAACCAAAAGAAAACTTAGAGAAAAAAGAAGAGTAGCTGCTGATAAAATATTCATCATCTTCATTGTTTAACAATTATCGTTAAAAGAGCAAGAAATACAGTTACAAGGATAAGGCCGACCATGCCGTATACGATTCTCTTAATGGGGTCAAATTCCGTGCGGGTTACATAATTTTTATCAAGGGTTTCAACTATCTTAGTCATACTCTCCTTAATATAGGAGATATCCGTTTGTATCACCGCGAGATCAACCTCGTTTGATGATTCTTTTTTCATAATCAGTAACTTGCGGTATTCACCTTGACCTCTATACTTTTTATCTTTTCAATCACTAATTTAGTAAGTTCGCGGACTATTTCTGCTTCCTTTTCATTATTGGATTCGACTTGTAATTTAAACCCTTCCCTTTGTGCCTCGTTAGCTATAAGGGTAAATTTCACACTAAACCTCCTCCATTGTACTTAGATCCGGCCTCTAGGCGTTTTGAAAGGGCCTTTATTATAATCTGTGCTTCCGTTGCATCAAAGGGGATTGTAGGTTGTCCTTGTGGTGTAGCTGTAGCGCCTTGTGGTTGCATTTGCGGAGTTTGTTGAGGTTGGGTGGGTGGTAGTTGGGTTGTAGGATTGAAAGTTGCTGAGGCGGGAGAAACCGCGCTGGTTGCGCCTGCTTGCCCTGTCCTCCGAGAAATTGCCTCTTGTAGCGGGTCTCCGCCTATGGCTGCTCCGAACGATCCGTTGTTGTTTGGGTTCATAATATGAAAAAATCCGCACGTGGCGGACTTAATAGTCTTCTTGACTAAGTATAGCATATGCCCTAAATCTTTTTAATTAACAAAACATTAGCTAACCTTTCAAGATCTTGTTTTACTAAAACAAAAATAGTTTTATAATGTTCCCCCTCTTGCATGTGTTTTAATAAAGATTCTTTTGCTGTTGCCTCAGCAAGTATTAATTGATGTGTTTGCATGAGATCAAGCGTCTCTCTTAGCTTAGGCTGCTTGAATTGAATAAGCCCCAAGCATTTATAAACAGCCGTTGTTACGTGTTTATAGTAGAATTTAGCTTTTTGACTTCCTTGGTTAGTCGCATAATCAACGAATTGCTTGATAATATCTGTCTCTTCTAGCCTAATTTGCTTTGACTGCTCCCTTTGTAACTTCCATTGTTCGCTTTGTTGATTAAGATTTACTTGTAATAACATTTTTTCCATCTGGAAAAATGCGTCTATAAATTTTCCTTGCCAGATATATGCCTCCCTTCCCCTGAACCGCATTACTAAGCGAACAAAAGATTTCTTATCCATTTCATAATAAAAATACTTTTGCCCCCTATATTCCTCCTCTTTTTTAGAGAAATAAGGGTCATCCCCAATTACCCTAAATTCCTTATTTTCCTCAAGTAATTTTTCTATTACCGACAAAACTGTTGCATGCTTTTTTTTAAATTTCTCCGCTACCATTTTACTGGTACAAAGAATATGGTTCTTATTTTGAAATACTAAATCTACCATATTGCTATATTAACATAAGCAAGCTAAGTTAGCAAGATAACTATAGTATGATACTTGACAATAGCTCTAGTATATGGTAGTATCCAGCTATGAAATTAGTACTTGTGTTAGGGGGAATTGTGTTGGTGGGGATTGTATTGAGGGGAATCTCTTTAGAATGGGCATTAGCTATTGCATTTGTAATAGCATGGATGTTTTACACATGGAAGCCTTACAAAACCAAAGAGCAACGAATTATTGAGATTCTTGAGGAGGAATAAATTACTTCGAAGATGTAATAGGAGGCATTAATACTTTACGTCTCCCTAGTTTATTTGCAATACTTGTCGTTATTTTTGGCATAATTGCCCTGACAACTGGTTCAATAATTGGTTGAGCCATGCCCCCTGCAACTCCACCCGCTAAAAGACCTAAAGGGCCTCCCGCAACTCCACCTACAACCGCACCTGCTCCTTGTCCTATTCTTTGCGATATATCCCCCGCCATTTTGCTAAAAGGCGTATTCGCTGCATTTCCTGTTAATTCTATGGCTTGCTTTAACCTCACATATGGAGATTGTATTTTTCTTAAATCTCCCATCGTTTTGGCATTAATAAACTCTTTTGCAAGTTGTGGGGAAATAGCCTCTATTTGTGCTATGTTTTCAGCAGTTTTCAGATTATCAAGAACATTCTCGCCTTTATATGCCGTTTCAAGAGAATCTTTTAACTCGTCTGCTGCCCTTATATATGAATCTCCAATTTTTTCATTGACAAGATTTGGTGTTAATTTTGTGCTCGAATTTTTATATTGATATCCCCTTCTCTCAAGTTCCTGAATTGTCTGAAAAGCATCCATAGAATTAGTTTTGCCTATTTCTCCCTGCTTTATTAGCCCCTCCATAATCTTTAAATGTGCGGACTTTTGGCTTTTAGAAAGTTCTGGTATATCAAGCAGGGCTTTATTTGCTACCGTTGTTACATTGTCAAAGGGTATTGGGGTTTTTACTTGAGATAACGCCTCTCTGTTTAATTTAGGGAAAATGCCACCTGCCCCCGTAACTCTATCTGCTACCGCTCCAAGTTCATCAAGGCTTCCTCTGTGGCCATGTTCTATCATTTTATCCGCTACGTTATCAATCTTGATTCTGGGAGCAAGTTTTGAAGGAATAGTGAAGTTGCTAGTAAATGCGTTTCTACCGATATCTTCTGCCATTTTAGAACCTCCGCCTATCTTAGGTAATTTGGCTGCTCCGCCTTTTATTGATGTACCTGCGGCTTTTGCGGCTCCTCCTACTGGCCTTGCAAATGGTAAGGCAGTTAGAGCTACGTCCATTGGATTCTCGTATGAGTAACCTAGTGGGTTATTAACAAATTGCCCCGCCTCGTTTGCGATTGATTTGCCTATTTCCGGCAACATAACACCGGGATTCTGAACCGTCTGGCTTACCATTTCAGGAAGTCTTACCATGCCCTGAATGATCTCTGTTTGATTCCTTTTTGCGTTCTCAAAGAAATTACCCGTATCGCGCTTATCTTTATTTAGGCTTGATTTTTGTGGCTCTCCCCCTTTTCTATGTGATAACTGTTGATATATGTTTTCTATTTTTAACTTAGCCTCTTGATCTGTATCTGTACGGGATGGTAGTTGTGTCAAAAACTTTTTAAAGTCTGCATCAGATACGCCATGCCCTGTTTGCTCACCTAATCCCTTGGCAAGTGAATACGCTAGCAGGTTTCTTTGAGCGTCAAAGTCTGAGGACTCAGGAGAAAGTCCTGTGCCTGATGGGAGAAATCCTAGCGCTTTTCCCCTCAATCCTGCCTCTTTAAAGTTCTTTTCAAAATTAGATACGTCTTTTTCTAGTACGTTGTAGGATCTGCTTCTCTCATTTTTCTGTCTGGTTGCCACCCTATCTTCAGGGGTTTGTAATGTTTTTCCGCGGGCTTTTAAAGATTGGAGAGCGCCTGCTCTATAGGCCTCTGGGACCTTATCGGCTCCAATTCTTCCCGCCTCTAACTCTTTAGAGTAGAGATCGCTTTGAGAAGAATAATCTTCAGGAAGACCGTAGGTGGGTAGCTCACGCCTTTTAACCTGCTTTATTTGCTTAGTCTTATTGTTGGTAATTGTGACAATTTCATCTGGGTTCATATTATGACCATGTATCTCCACTTCCACCACTCTTTGGAGCATAAGTTTTTGGTACTGAGTATATCGGCTTCCCTGTGGCTGTTGAGAAAAGTGTCTGCCCTTCACTCAAAGAGACAAATGGATCGGCTGCCGCTTTCTCCCGATTATCAACATTAAACTTAGCCAACTTCATAGCCTCCTCATATCCACGTTCTGCGATTGCCAACTGTTGCGCCCTATTCTTCTCATTTTCCGAAACTTCCACGCCCATTTGCATCTTATTTAGAATAGCCGACAACTCAGAACTCATTGCTTCACTCATTCCACTCGCCTCTCTCGCCAACCGTGTCTGTAAAAAATTAGCTCCTAATTCAAATGGCAAAAGCTGTTTCTGTTGATCCTGTTGAGCAAAACCCATTCTCTGCGTGAGTTGCCCCTCTGCTGCCTGTAGGTTTGACTGAGCAAGAGATGCGGCCGGAGCGAGTTCTGCCTGCTTTGTCCCTACAATCCTAGCTAACTGGTTGGCATTAACATCATGCCCTGTGGTTGCCGCGCTATATGTTGAGGGGAGGTTAAATAATGTATTTTGCATGGATTGTACGTTCGCCCTCTGCTCAGGTAATCCCATTTCCCTTGAGAGCCTATCATTGAGAGCCGTTGACGACTCCTGCCCTCGAATCGCACTTCCATACCCCGTCAAAAAATCCCCTGTTTCTGCCCTCTGCCGTCCGAACAAATCCATCATTGACTTAGTATTGTTTTGCGCCGCGCTTACCCCTGCGGAGAGATCGATTCCACCCATCCCTCCTTGACCCTTCATAAGCTCTTGATATCGTGTTTCCTGAACGGGATTACGCCCTCCTGAATTTCCGATTTTCTGAAGTTGAACTAATTCGCTATCTCCAGCCATATTAATTAGCCCCCTTTCTAAAATTTCCTGCGTAGGTATCTGTTTTCATGTGACATGGCTTACAAAGTGTTCTTCCATTATCTATGGCATATCTCAACTCGGGATATAAAGCCCAAGGCTTAATATGATCTGCCTCTAGATATGTTCCTGTCTGACCACAAGACTGACAAGTATAACTGTCTCTTTCAAAAACTGCGCTTCTCCAGTTTTTATAGTCTAATTGCTGCATAAGCCTATGTCTTTCTGTCCCTGCCCCGCCTTTCCAATTATAATGCTTTTCTCCCGCCATGAATCCTTTTAAGCCCTTATTCCAAGGAGTATTGCCCCTTAACGACAACCTATTAGCTTCTCCAATTTTTCTTTTCGTTTCTTCTGATAATTTTTTCCCAGTATTACTTATTCGACTTTTTACTATTGCTTCTAATGATCGTTTTTGTCCCCTCCTCATTTTGCTCCATTTAGCCTTCTGATCTTCAGAATGTATCGGCCCAACGTGACGGACAAGAGTTTTTAGTCTATCCCTTAGTCGTTGCTTGTATTCCTCTGTTCTAATATATATTCCACTAGGCATATATTTATAAAAAAGCCCGCACAACGGCGGGTATAAATTACCTTCTTGACTTATTATAGCATGATGCCGTGATATCAGGAATGATTTAAGTCAAGGTTTCATTAACCCAGCTGTTACTCGATATGTTCCATACACTCAAGACATTACTGTCATAACTGAACCAAATCATACAGCTATTAGGAGGTTCAGCGGGCGTTGTTGGGCGGTTTGCAGCGAGCCCTGTTTGGATATATCTCACTCCTCCTCCCACATGTTTTCCCTTAATAGAATCGGGTAGATAATCAGTCTGGCCGACCCGCTTCTGTTTTAAAGCGTCAACTTCTTTTTTAAGTTCTTCCATTTGTCTTTTAAGTTCTTCCATATCAATCCCTGTCTTCAGAAATCAACCCGTCCCTCTTAAATGATAACCCCTTAACTACTGGCGCTGTACTCCCAGCTGTAAGGGACAACCTAACCTGTGCTTCGTTGTATCTGCTATTGGTGAAAACTAGCCTTGATAGAGTGTCGCCTGTAGCTTGAGTATCAGTATTAGAGGTGAAAGTCCCTGATCCTTCAAAGTCATAGGAAAGTGTTACCCCTTCGCTTGCAGCCAAATCATCAAAATGAGCTGTTATTTGAGTTGCTTCTTTCTCTTTAATTACATCCCCGTAATCATCAAGCAGAAAATCAACATAAGCAGAGGTAAAGGGACTGTTGGTATTGGCTATATAGTCAACTCCGTATGAAATACCCGACTGCCAAGACATCAATAACTTCTGGTCAACAACTGTCAACATGCCTACTTTTTGATCCGTACCTGTATACACCTGGGTTGATGGAGGATAGTCATAGGTTAATATTTCAGGAAACTTACTATTAGTTGACCCCCATGTATAAACACCTTTGTTTACTGCCGTAGAATCTCCACCGCCTCCGACACCATATCTTAGAAGCGATTGCCACATGGTAACAGCTCCGGGGTATATCTCGCTGTATTTTGTCGCTTCCATCTTTGGCATATCTTTTATCTTCTCCGCTGTATCTCCTCCTGAATATACAAGTAATTGATTTTTATAGCCCGCCCAAACATAGAGCTTGCCTCTTGATCCAAGCATGGCGTTAATTCCCCCCTCCGGTACGTCTATAAAGTAATTGAATGTAGAGGATGCACCATCCCAGAAGTAGATACGTCCTGCGTCAAAGTCTGTAATATTTGTGCCACGCATAACACCGATTGCTAAGAACTCCCTCCATAGTGCAAAACACCTAGTTCTCCATCCTGCTTGCAGAACTACCTTGTGTGGCTCATATAGTGTTGCCTCATATTTGCCTACATATCGCTCATTACCTACCACCCAGAAGTTAAGATATTGAGTCATTGGGTGCCAGGCTGTATCCTCGACTAAGAATTGATAATATGTCACGAAATCCGCTGTTTCCATGTCGTTGGCATCGGTAGACGTAATCGTAGGACTCCCGGAAGCGCAAGTTACATGAGCGTGATAAGTGTTGGTAAAGTTGGTTAATGGCCTCCAAACCGAGGAGAAAGTGAACTCATAATCTCCCGTGGACATACTTCCATTGGCCACGGTTGAGGTTGCCACCACATTATTGTTTGAGTCGTGAATTGTTACAGTCCATGTTCCAGTGCCAATGTTCGCAACGTTGAACTGGATAGATTTCTGTGGATCTTTTGAGGGGGTAAATGTTTGTCTGTGTGTAGCCGCTTCAGATATTGCAGTTGGGACAGCATAAGTATTTCCTGTTGTATCTAGTGACTGATCTATATCCAGCCTTGTTGTTGGAGATGGATATGGTACAGTAGTTGTAAATACAGGGGAATTAGTCGCTGTAAGATCATTTAGCGCCGCTACTGCGTCTACATAGTCATTGTTGAGTTTGTAATAGGCAACTAACCCCGTTGTGGTGGTTGATATTTGTGAGCTTATACCTGCCAACATTTGCGCTGCTGTGCGCTCTACGTTAAATACCCTTACCTCATCCATTAATCCGTCATAAAACTTCTCTGCTGCACCTGCTCCTGATTTACTCATGCCTATCTGAAAGGTTGAAGCGTTGTTGTGGATTGCCGTCAGTGCCCCTGTTCTTGTCCCAAGAGACGCGCCGTTCAAAAAGAAAGTGGCAGTTGAGGTACTGGCATCCCATGATACCCCCACCTGTTGCCATGATCCTGTTGCGAGGCTTGCCGCCTGCGCTAGTGTTTCTGAGTTGTCACCCGTTGAAGACACAGTTAATCGTAGCTGTTGAGATGTGTTCGTAACAAGCGTATTGTCTTGTGATACGTCAAGAGTAGGCGAAGTTGTACCTGTATAGGAGGTGTAATAATCAAGATGAATACGGCCAACGCTGCCTGTGCCTCCATTGGTTGCGAGAGAGCTGCCTGTACCACCAGCCGCGGTAATAAGCGCGGCGCCTAATGTTGCTGTTTGCGCTTTTATCAGAATTGACCCGCCCGATCCTCCACCCCCAGCTCGATAAGCAACTCCACCATTTCCTCCGGTAGAAGTAATTCCGCCTGTAACTGTTACTGTTGTACCTGCAATAAAAACAATGCCTCCGCCCGATCCTCCACCCCCACAACCATTAGTTTCGTTAACCTCATTTCCGCCTCCACCTCCACCTGCTCCAAGCATCAAGGTTGTTAAATCCGCGCTTCCACCTGTTCCTCCACCCGTACCCCCCGTACCACCACCACCAGCTACAGAACCGCTTGCCCCGCTTAAAGCATGTCCTCCGCCTCCACCGCCACCGCCCTTATCTCCTCCTCCTGTATTTGGGCCATCTCCTCCTCCACCGCCCATACCGTTTGCGCTAGTTTGTTGTACCGTTGCACCCGTTGAAGATTCTCCAGCAAATGCTATAGCTCCATTTGCGTTTCCTGCTCCTCCCCTGAATCCACCCTCTGTGCCTCCTGCTGCATCATCTGAAGCCACTGATCCATTGCCTCCATTTGCTGCCAGTGTCCCTGTTACAGTAATTGTCCCGTTTGCCAGAAATGCTATAATTCCCCCAACTGTTCCGTTCCACGCTTTTGTTTTATACTCAATCCCTGAATTTATTGTGACATTGGTATACTGTTTTAGCACTCTAACCTGAGCACCGCTAGTATAGGTTCGTGATAGGCTATCAACTGTAGTAATTGTTCCGGCAACGTATGACTGTATTTTATTTCTCTCCCACAATCCCGCACCTGTTCCCCGTGTTTGGTGTATTAGGATTATTTGATCTGCTGCAAATGAAGCATTAGTCGCGGATAATGTTTGCGTTCCAGTCGTTCCTGTACATGCCGAGTCAATTGGAGCCTCTGTTGTGTTTGCAGAAATAGTCAACGCGCCATCTGAGCCATCACCGAAATATCCTGATGTTGTAGCGATGTCGAACTTATATGATCTTAGCGTTCCCGATTCATCCCATTTACTAAGCAACACCATCTGAGAACCGGACGCAGGAAAGGACTCAGGTTTAATCTGCATGTCAAAAGCAATATCTCCAGTTATCGAAAGTGAGGCGGTATCTGCGCGACTAGCGTATTGCGAGCTACCTGCTTCTAAATCAAGCGAGTGAGTGTTAAGCGGCACTCCTCCTTGTGATCCAAAATAATCATCCACAAACTGAGGAGAGGAAGATAAGGGGCCATATCTACCAATTAGCTTATCACGTGAATACCAGAGATAATCATCATCCGGAGAATAAACTAGCCCATTGCCATGCGATGCCGCAACCGAGCGCAAAAGCGAATAAGAGGCCGCGGAAGAGCGCGAGTATATATTACCACTGGCATCGTAAAAATACGTTAATAGGGTTGAATTATACGTTTGCGCCCACTTAATTAACCCCTCAACGGTTGAGCCTGATTCTTTAACTGTTCTAGGTAAGATAGTTATCTGATTGGGGTCAGTTCTTATATCAATGGATCTGGCAAAGGCGAAGCTACCCTCTACGCCAAGAGAACGGAAGTCTGAAATTCCGCCCCCGAAGAATCTGTATAGTTTCTTATCTGTTTTAGCCATGTCATTCTGTTATGCTGTACGAGAATATTTTGCTTGAAGGGCTATGAATAACTGGCCCTCTATGAACAAGTACATCTCGATCCCTGTCTTTGTACCTCTGATACGTTCCTATTAATCCCCCTGTGATGTTCTTATCATCTAACTTTCGCGATATCTGAGACATAGAGCCTGTCCAAAACATGTTGTCAAATCTTTTACTGTTCTCAACGTCATTACGAAGCCCTGAGTAATAATCGGCAACAGTCCCAAATGGAAGGGAAGCGTGTAGTTCTTCAGGTAATTCAGGAGTTTCGCATATTTTATATACAACTGCTGTGGAAGTTGTGGCTGCCGACCATGTTCTCTCAAGCCCTATTTCTGTAGGCGAGGTATAAGAACCAATCCGATAAAAGTACCCTTGTCCCGGAGTAGCTGTATTAGTTACGCTTAACCACCTACCAACCATAGCGGCTGTGAAAATAGTATCGGTTCCTGTAACAACCTTAGAGCCGTTAGTCATAGTTACTGTTCCCGTCGTATAGTCTGCAACTAAAAGGTTTCTGTCTCTAAAAAAGCGTGAAAAGTTAATGTCATATACCCCTGATGGAATAGGCCATATTCCATAATCATCCCGTCTCGGGAAGATAAATTGCGGTTCTCCCGTTGGTTGGAATGGTAGAGAATTAATCATGCTCCATGTGTGCGTATCATAGATTGTGGTAAGGGGTACTACTCTATCGCCTATGGTGATAGTTACATCATCAACACTCTGTGTGCCTACGGGATAGTTGTAGTATTGCTTGTCAATAACTGTAGTGTCTGGTTTAGTATCCTGATTTATGTATGAAGCTAAAATAGCGAAGCATGTCTGATAGCGCTGGCCTAGATTGTACTGAAAGTCTGCCAGTAAAGTCGCATCCGTAGTTTGTCCACTTTTACCTATCATTCTAAAATGTTGGCCTAAAAGAGATGTGTATGAGAGTCGCATAAATTTAAGCACAAAAAAAAGCCCCTCTAGGGGGCCTTAAAGGCTTCTATGCTAATTGTAGCATATTATTTAGGGTTATGAGTTTTCTGGTGACTAAGAAGTCCTAATGCCGATTTAGCTACTCTATCGCATTGAAGACAGGGAAATCCATCAGTTGATTTTGTGTCTTTTACGGATTCAACTTCATCTTGAGTAAGCAGATCTCCTTTTTCTACGTCTTTATTAACTTTTACCTCTGCCTCTACTTGACTACCCACCCCAACCCATGATGAGCCTCCTCCTCCGTTTGGGTGATCGCGCCTCTCCTTATCCTCTACTAGTTTTTGCAAAATCTCCTGTATCTCCTTAAAATTAACCTCATTCTGTTTCTGCCTTTTCTCCTGCTCCTCAATGTAGGTAAGCATAACCATACATAAATCAAGGAGTGAGCGAGCTGAAATCTTACCTGATTCGTTGACGTAGTTTAGATATCGGACAAATGACATATCCCCGATTGGAGCCATAAATATATTACTAATTGTGTCCCTAAGGTTGTTCATATTATGCAGTTATTTCATCAACGCTAAGTTTATTATTCATATTAGCAAAAGGGGAAGGTTGTGGGGCAATGGGTTGCGTTGGTGGTTGATAGGACTGTGGTTGAAACGCCTCGGTTGCTCTTTCATTCATTGGCACACGCTTTTTATCAAGGCCGTCTAGTATCTTCTGGCTTGCTGTTGCCATATCTACCTCGCCGGGCTTAGGTTGGTTAGTTGGTGGTTGGTCTAGGCCAAACTCGTGAACAACGCCTACCCATAACTCATCAAAAATAGGAGCAATTACAGCAGGATTATCTGTCTTAGGGTAATTTGCTGTCTCATAAGTCTCTTTATTCTCAGTGTATTTATCGGTATAAACAGGGAGTCCTTTTTTATCTCTCTCCGCTATTTGTGCATCGTGCATCTTTTGCGCTTTGTCATGGACAATCTTGTCTTTCATGTGTTCAACGTAGCGGGTTGCCATATAGCGAGGGATATCTATTGTTGAGTTAGCAGGGACTTTCTGATATTTACCAATATCGTATTTAACATAAAAGTCTTCATTAGTGGGGTTTTTGACACGAATAACATCGTATTTCTTGCGCTCCTGAGCCGAGTGCCACGCCTCTTCGAGGGGTGTTTTTGGTGCTTGTCCTCCAAATGCTGCATTTAGATCATCCATAAATTAATTCTTTGCTTGCTCTGCCAATTCTGTGGCTTTAGGTGTTTCTACTTTTGGTTCTTCAGGGGCTTTTATTTTTTCTCTTACTTTTGTAATTATAGGAAAAAGCATTTCTAAGTCTCCAAGGCTCAATCCTCCTGTTTTAACGAGATGATTAAACGCGGCTATTAAAAACTTAAGCTCGTTTTGGGATAATTCCAGTTTTTCCATTGGCTGTAGTATATCACGAAAAATAGAGTAGATACAAGAGTAGGATATTTACTTATTATCAAACTCTTTAAGCATTGCCTTTACGTCTTCCAGCTCATTCTCTAATTCTGTTTTTTTAATTTCAAGACTACTTTTTAGAAATATATTTTTTCCTGATTGAATTTCCTCTCCCGTATCAGGGTTAAACCTTTTTTGAATTACATGAAGCTCTTTCTTATCTATTGTTACTTGAGTCGTAATAAGCCCTGCACTCTTTTTTTCATTAAAAGTCTTCATAAAATGATTATATCACAGCATGATGTTTATTGCGGATAATAAGCGATATTGCGGATTGAGATATTTTATAATTTTCTGCTAAGTCTTTCTGAAAGGCCCCATCCTTATACGATCTTCTTATTTCCTCAGCTTGCTTACTAGATATTTTTGAGTTACTTCTTTCTTTTTTAATCATGTCCCGTACATTATCTTTTTGGGTTCCTAAAAATAAATGCTTTGGATTAATACAAGGCGGCATATCACATTTATGCAATACATTCATTGTTTTAGGTATTTCTCCCACAAACTCCATGAAAGACAATCTATGGGCCACTATAGATCCTTTTAATCCATGCCCCTTTCCTACAATTCCATATCCACCGCTATTTCTACTTCCTGTCCATACCCAGCAGCCATTTGCATCTATTGAATATCTTGAAAGTCTTTCTTTATTAGTTTTTCTTCGTGTTAATCCTCTTTTCAAGGCATGTTCTCTTGTTTGCTTTTTACCTTTTAAAAATTTAGAAATCTTTAATTTTGTTTCTGAAGTATGTTTTTTGTCAAAAAAAGGATTATCGCTTCCGATATACTTGCCTTTCATAGCAAGTTTTATTTTCTCTTTAGACTCCTCTGTATGTTTGTATCCAATATTTGGCACTCTATATTCTACCAAACTTGGTCTTACATTACAAGACTTGATAATTTAGGATAAAACTCCAAGTTTGACTTGTAACATCCCCAGCTTTCCATTGTATTTTCGCAGTATCATTTGCTGCGACTCCGATAATTTCTGCTCCCTGCCCAGCAATGTTTCCACAAAAAGCAACTCCGGCAACATCTTCTGCTGCTCCGATATTTGAAGCAACGGGCAAGGTTATTTCAAAACTGGTAGTTGTTGCGGGGGTTGTTGGGTCTGCGGTGAATCTGCCGGAAACTGTAACGGTATTACCCACACGCATATATTGCGCTTCAGTCATCGTAACATTAGAATCCATATTTGCCTCCGCAGAACGTGTAGGTGTATAGACTCCAGCAGCAAGTCCTGTGTCATTGGAAATAGAATTACATTGAATATATCCATCAACATTGAGATTTGCAGTTCCCCCCCCACCATTTTCAATACTTAATGTTCTAGCTGAAGCGTTATACAGAGAAATACGGGGAGTAGAAAAATTAATAAAAATCTCATCATCAATCTCTACACCTCCTGCAACATGGAAAAGTTTCCCTGGAGAATTTGTACCTATTCCAATTCTATCTGTTGAAGCATCAAGGAAAAATAAATTAGCATTAGTATCTCCTTCCATACGGGTATCAATATCAGCAGCATTATCGTTAAAAACATTTTCCGTAGCAGAAAGATCAAGTCTCTGGTTTTGATTATATACAAGCCTAAAAGGAGTTGCGCTTCTTGATCCTAAGACAACAAAATGAAAGTCATTATCTGCGTAGAAAAACCCTTGATCTACTCCGGCATCAAATCTCATCGTAGTATACCCTGAGGCTTGATAAATATGTAACACCTCACTTGGGGCATTTGTGCCTATCCCGACCCTGTTGAGTCCTGCATCCACGAAGAATATATTGGCATCCCCATCTGACTCAATCCTAAAATTAACATCTTGCGAGTCATCATTTATAACAACTTCAACAGAAGGGGTGATAGTAAAATATGTTTTTCCAGCAGCAGCAACTGTGCCAAGATCCTGATCCCAATACCGAATAATAAAAGGCAATAATGAGCCTGTTCCTGACTTAGCAATATTAATAGATGCCTTATGATCTACCCCTGCATAATCTTCAATTGTCCAATCAATAAATTCACTATTCCCACTTCCATAATTAAGTTTTGTAGTAATAGTTGCCTCTTCAGGAGAAGATAAAGGAGCTTCAGCAAGAATAATTGTTCGATCTCCACTGCCTGCTAGAACATGTAGCATTTCAACAGGCGCATTTGTTCCTATTCCTATTTTATCCGCAGAAGCATCAAGAAACAAAAGATTAACATTCGTATCCCCTTCTATTCTAAAATCTGCATCATTCCCCTGCTCATTAAATACGGCTCCTCCTGTATTTGAAAAGGTAATCTGATCGGTTCCGCTAGAGTTTTCAAATACAGCAAGAGAGGATGTTTGAGTACCATTGCCTTGTACTAAAAGCTGTATTTCATCAGAAGATCCATCAATGAGGAGTTGTTTTGTCAAAGACAATCCGCCCGTCATATGGTTAGATGTATAATTTTCATTGGATAAAAATTGATTATTTGCACCACTATCACGAATCCCACCCGTTGTGTGGTCGCTTGTAAGCGCAACGCATGATACAAAAGTATTATTATCTGCTCCTGATTGAATATCGAAGCCATAATCTTGAGTTTTGACTCCTTGCCTGTCGAATGCCCGACAATTAGTAAATGAATTATAGTCTGATGCTACATTGAAGCCGTCGTTAGTATTGTTAAACCCAACACAATTCACGAATCTATTATGATTTCCTGTAATGTCCCAACCATGATTACCTGAGCTTTCTACAATATTACCCGAAAATAAATTATTAGTCCCTGATACTAATATCCCTGTATTAGCAGTGCTATGAATATGATTATCCTCAAATATATTCTCATCATTAGCGCATTCAATACCGTACCAATCATCGGTTCCCCCAACAATATTACCTACAAAGTGATTGTTTGGAGCATATGCGTTTATGAAAAGTCCTTGCGTTCCAGTATCTTCAATCCTGCATTTAAACAGTCTATTATTCAACGCAATATGAGTGGCATCACCATTTATTTGTATGCCATTATCTTTTGTTTCTTTTATATGCACATCTTCAAGCGACCAAGAATGAGCCATGTTCATGTAAATACCCTTGTGCCCAGTGGTGCTTTGATTTGCTTTATTTCCTGTAATTCTGAAGTGTTTTAGGGTAACAAAATATACTAAATCAGTCCCTGCCGTTTTAATAACGTGGTCATTTACATTTGTAGCAAGAGTGATGTTTGTTGCAGTTCCTTGGCCCTCTATTTTGTCATCTGTACTCATAACTAAACTGGCAGCTAAGGTAAAATCTCCCTTTGATAACTCAACAGATGAGCCTGCATCTAACGCAGCTTGAATTTGAACATCATCTGCCGTACCATCACAAACATAATCTGCCCTATTCTTAATAGTAGTTGGGGCATTACTTGCGGCAACCATCAATTTAGCTCCTCCGTCAAGATAGCGGTCATCAAGTGTTGTATAAAGAGAAGTCCCATCAATTAAAACGGCTCCAGTTGATGGGTTAACAGCCACTAAGGTAGGCGTGGTTAGATCAATGCTACTAACTCCTAATAGTGTGGTTACTCTATTTGAATCACGTTTTGCATTACTCATACTGCCACCTCCACAATTACAGCAAGTGTCGAGGGATTTACAGCTACTTTTGCAGGAGTAACCAAATCAACGCTTGATACTCCAATTAGCGTAGGGGTTCTATTATCATCACGTTTTGCATCAGCCATAATATAAAAAAGTCCCCAAAGGAGGGGACTTAGAGTCTTCTAGAAATATTATAGCATCTTTATTTACCCACATTCCATCTCTCCGCTAACCTTTGCAGCCTTTGAGCCTCGGCAAGTATCGCTTCTTCTTTTGAGTTTAACATGTCTTCTTTATTTGATAATATCTTAGCCCTCTCATCCAGTAATCCTTGCTTTTCTATAACCTCTTTCTCCCGTTGCTCCAACCCCTCAAGTTCTTTCTTTCTCTTTTCAATCTCTTCCCTCTCTTCTTCCAGTTTGCTACGCAACTTCCTTATGTCTTCTGATTCCTGATTCAATAACGCCCGTTTACCATCTATTCTCTGCTCAAGCGCAGTGTTATCAGATATTTTAGATAAGCCCTTAGCAATAAATTCCTTCTCTTTTTCAAGATCAGCCCATGCGCTATTTAACTTATCTCTCTCCATATTGATCTGCTTTTCACGGCTACGAAGGCGCACATCAAATTCTTCCAGTGAGTGAGCCTTGATATCAAGGTCTTTAACGGCCTGTAGCTTGAGATCTATTTCTTTGATTAGTTCGTCTGAGAGGGTGCGTAAATTCATTAGATAAATACTTCTGCTTCAATCTTGGCTCGTTCTTCAGGAGTCAAAAACCCTAAACTTCTGTCATTAATAATCGCATCCACTAAATCCTTGCCTGTATGCAGCGCAAGCCACATAGGTAACGAGATGATATCTAAGGCTGGGATGGTTACAGTTTCTATCTCATTCTTATCATTGCGATATTCGGATGTAAATGATTTATCAAGGGGGTTGTAGATTTTCTTAGGGGTTTCGTCTGGTTCCCAGGATTCGGGGTTGTCTCTATTCATGTCTCTAGTATAGCAGAGTGGGGATTAATATTCACTAACAGCTAAATGTGCAGATGCGGCCTCTTCAATGAAATTGACTGCTGTATACAAAGCTCCAGTTGCCGCTGTCTCAACGGGTACATAGAATCCCCTAACTGTATTAGCAGGGATAACATGATCCCAATCTGTGCTTGATGCGTCCGAGGTTCCCCATTTCATAAAAATAGCTTTATCTATTGCTGCCACTTCAATATATGTTGTTGCTGTATTAAGTGTTATTTCTGTAGAGGCTGAGACTGTAGCATCATAAGTTTCTTCCAAAGCGGGAACCGCTGGTGGAACAGCTTGAATTATTGTACCTCCTGCTATTGGAAATCCTATACGTGCCATATTAAGTGCTGGTTAAAATTCTAACTGTAACGTTCGATGTAGGCGATGTTGTTCCCGCTGTGCCTCCTGCTGTTACTGATGCAAAAGACAAGCCTGTTGAAAAAGCAACACCCTGAAGCCCTAATACATGCGCCCTGCGTACTGATGCGGGAGTCATAAGAATTACGTCTGGTGCGGTTGTACCGATTGTAGGGGAAGCTGAATTGTATAGCTTAGTATATGTAGCCGCTGCGTTATCTGAGTTGTCTACGTCTACTATATAGACTGTAGTGGCTCCTGAGCGCACATCATTTTCGCCTGTTGCATCGCTGTCTGTATCAACGACTATTCCGGCTGCTAAAGGAGAACTTGTTGGTGTAACTGTAACTGCCATAATATACAAAAAAACCCGCACAATGGCGGGACTTAGAGTCTTCTGTAATTATTATATACCAAGTCTTATGGTTTATCTAGTTGTATAATATTGCGTGGTAAATTTTCAGGCTTCGGGCCGTTGCCTCGTATTATTACCTCAATTTCGGCTCTCTCTTCTGGTGTCGTTATGCCTCGTTTTCTTTCATTTAAATACTCATCTGTGATATGGATAATGAGGCGATCAGCTAACCACGCAGGGAAATCACGATTTTCGCCCTGAACAAGGGTAACAGTATGGTAATTGTTGGAATCATCCCTGTATTCATAAGAAAAATCTTTATCTAGGGGGTTAAAAATTAGCGTGGGGGTATCATCTCGTCTAATACTAGAAGCATTGTCTATCATTAGTCAGGAATTACTGCGGTTCTAACTGCTCCAAGTTTAGTAAGGCTTTGTGCCACCCATGAAGAAGTTGTGTGTTTTGTAACAATAACTAAATCAGTATCGGTACAAAGATATTCCTGTGAACCATCAGCATCAATATCGTTGATTTTAGTATTGCTTGCGGCTGGTGTTCTAAGCTCAAAGTTACCACCTGCATTACATGATATTCTAATTTGATGCCCTATTGGGCATGAAGCGATAGCTGGAAGCACAATCCAATCATTAGCGTCGTTAGCAACTGTCGTAACGCTAACCCCACGAGTTCCGACAAGGATTGTTGACGCTGCCCCGCTATCATTATTAGGGACAAGCGCTGCCTGTGCTGTTTCCAAGGTTCCCACACTGTGGGTTACAAGTCCTGAAAAGGTTGTTGCTGGCGTTACTGTAACTGCCCCTGTAGATACTGAACCGATTCCGATTGTCCCTGTTCCCTTAGCATTAACCAAAAGATTAGCATCTGATCCCGATGAGATAACCGCTACCGCTACGTTTCCCGCTGATGTAGCACCTGTTACTTTAAGGCCTGCTGCCTGTGATCCAGTTGAAGAATCAACGACAAATGACGGATTAGTTGATCCTGCCAACCCTACCGCAAGTGCATTAGCTGAGGCCGATGTAATAACGACCGGTACAGATGAGCGTACATTGCCCGTGCCAGACACTACGTTCAAGTCAATGGTTCCTGATCCCTTAGAATCAATCGTTAAGCTGGTATTTGATCCGCTATCAAGAGCGAGAAGCGCCACTCCGTTTCCTGTTGCGGCACCTTTAATATTAAGACCCGTTACGACAGATGCAGTGGAAGCGTCTATGTTAAGAACTGGAGCCGTAGCGCCTTGGCGGCCTACAGTAAGTGCGTTAGCTGATGTTGATGTTACTGTAGTAGCTCCTGCGGCTGTGGTTCCTGCAATTGTAGTTGCAGCAGGAAGGGCAACGGAAGTAGCGCCTGAAAAGTCAATGATTTTATTAGACGCAAGTGTCGTGTTATTCTTTATGCCTGGTAATTGTTCTTCTAAATTTATAGCCATATTATTAAAAAAGCCCCGTCCTCGATTTGAGGCGAGGCCATCCCTTTATCTATTGTTCCTCGTTAGTCAATTATGATCCTAGCAAGAGATACTTCACTGTCTACCGATGCTACCTGTGAGATTGCGTATCCAATATAAGCGTCTCCTGATGTTCCTGCCGATACTTTAACATTTCCTGCTACTGCAAGTGATGGCTCGATACCAAGTAAGTCGTTGGCTGTGTTTGCGCCTGTATCAAATCTTACTGCTGTGTCTCCGCCTGATTGCAACCAACCAAAGTAAGCGGCTGTAAGAGCTAAGAGTGTAAATCCTACTGGCCCACCTGTTGAAGTAGTTGCAGGATTGATAATAACTCCATTGTGTGGATTCTTCCTAACAGTTACCTTAGAGTTAGTGTCCAAGGCAATCTTCAAAGGACGGTCGATTGTGTACGTGATTGATGCTCCTGATGTTCCGGTTGTATGGGATAGGATGTAAAACGATTGCCCGATACCTGTTGAGGATGCAATTGTTAATCTCCCCCCGTTGAACATTCCTGCTGTTACAGTTGTGGTTCCGTTGGTTACTGCGATTGCTGTTGATCCAATTGCATGAGCAGTAGTTGTCATTGATGCAAACTGAGCGTCTTCTGCTGGTTCCTGACAAAGATCTGCGGTTACTAAATTAGATCCACCCGCTTTAGAATAGCGATATCTATTTCCAAAAGCATCAAAGGCTAATGCTCCGAGTTTGATTCCTTCCTCGTTAATAGTTGATTCTGAGAAGAAATCTTGTCCTATAAATGGTGTCGATGAAAAACTAGGCATAATATTTTAGACAGATGTTATTCCTGTCAACCTCCCATTCCTACGTGGTTCCCATGTTGCAAACTGTCCGATCACGTAAAATCGGCCAATTGTTCCTGCTTGATTAGGTAATACCATTGCTTTCTGATAGAACCATCCATTGTATTCACTTGGTAAGTCCATAGATTGTGCTCCAACTCCCTCGCTTGCCGACATTGTTCCAAGATTTACTTTCTCAACCATGCCCTTGTATTCATCCGGTACTACTGAGCGAGCAACCCAACCGAATGACGCCTCATTTAAGTAAAAGAGATATCCACTTGTGCAGAAGTCATCAGAAATAATCGGCTTACCGCGATGTTCAAGTGCTCTAAATCCTGCTCCTGCATCTGCTCTTGCTCCTCTTGTTGCACTCATTGCTCTTACACTCATCTTTGGAGGGCCATAAGAAGCATAGTCATTGCGTACACTTGGTTGTAATAGCTGTTCGTATAAGCTCCATACTGTTTTTGTAGTAACTCCGATATTTGTTTCAGATGCTTCAAGTGATGCGGCTCGTGTTGCATCATCAAGGGTTGCGAGCTTAGCAAGAGTTAGGGTTCCGCTTGAAGCTGTATCAGTTGCGTTAAGCTGTGAATAGGTAGAGCGTGATTGTCCACCGATTGTCCCCGTATCGTCAACGATTAAGCCTAAACCATTCGGCCTGTTTCCTGTACCGTCTGCATAGATAGCGCTTCCAAGCCTCTGCATTGCCTCCTGTGCGGCTTTCTCATATTTGAATACATCCAAGTTGATGGTTGCGGTTGCGCCAACATTAGCAAAAGAATCAAGCATCTTTCCAACTTTAGGCTGTGTAAATGCTGTGTGTGCGTATGAAAGAGTAATGGTTGTGGAGACGTAGGAGCTGTTAAGTGTTTCAAGTCCAACAAAGAACTCACCTTGTGTGTCTGCTACGACATCAATGGTGTAATCCATAGTTTTACCTTCCATTGGTTCACCTTTGGATTGTACGCGTGAGTAAAAAGTAGGAGCGTTTTGAATTTGATCTACAACTTTAGCGTGGAGCTTGCGCTCATTAAAGTTGTCAACATTTGATCCGTATTGAATTCCGTCATAGGCACCATATGTGCGCTTTACTCCATCTAAGTAGAGTTCTTCTCGGAGAGATAATACGTTGTGTTTAAAGAAATTTAACATACAAAAAAACCCGTCTTCCTTTCGGAACGGGTTTAATTAACCTTCTGTGTGTATTATTGCAGAACTAAATATTACTTGTCAAGGGAGAAGTTTGGTAGCTTCGACAATAATCTAATTGCAGTATCTACAGCCCCCTCATTTTCGCTTGGTTCACCGGGGACATTCTCCATAATAAATTTGGCGAGTTTGTCAATCTGCTGTTCTGGCGTTTTTTTATCGTCGTCAAGCCCCCACCATGTCTTACCTCCATCTTTTGAGAAAAAACGATAATCTCTTTTATTTTGCCACATCGGACCATCATTATACTGAGACATATCCTCCCATTCTTCGGGATTGCTTGTAATTGGCGTTAAGGCTTCAAAGCCTAGTAGCTTATATACAACCTCACGAGTCCATGCCGCTGATCCTCCTGAATGACCAACCTCACTCCATGCGTCAATCATCTTTAAGATACTATCTGCTAATTCAGGCTGTAACCCATCCTCGTTTTCTTCGTTCTTTTCATACATCCCCAATAACTCTAACTCTCTTTTTGCATGTAGATATAATTTACTTTTCATATTAATTTATCTATTATCCTCTCCTAAACCATCCCCAACTTTTCTTAAGATCAGCGTTGGTATACCCCGGATTATCCGCAGTTGGAGGAATTACCTGCGAACCCCTATTTCCTTGAATCGGCGCATCACTTCCTGGCGGCATTGCATTAGGCTTCTGATAATAAAACTCAAACATTCTAGTTGCAGATGTAATTTCAGGTTGTCCTGCCTGCCTCCTCTTTGCGTTCTCCGTAGCCCATTGTGTAAACAAAGCCTTTCTTTCAACCACTCCTTGATCTGATGGGTTATCTTTGTCTACTATCTTTGTCAACTTACCTGCTTTGTAGAGGTCGTTTAGCTCATCATCTATGACATTATTTAGCTTCTGATCAACCGCTTCCTGCTCTTTACGTGCCGCCTCCTCTTGCTGTGCTCTCTCTTGTTGTGCTTTTGCTTGCCTCTCCTCGACTCCTCTTACTGCCTGTTCTTCAACAAACTGCAATGCTTCTAAATATGAAGGCTGCCTATTGTTATCCGATTTAAATCTTTTCTCCCATTCAACATACGCCTTTTCTTTCTCACTTGGTTCAGTCTGCCTTGCTTCCTCTATCTTCTTGCGTTCTTCTTCCTGTTCAGTAAGCACCTTTTGTCTTTCTTCTTCTCTGACTTGCTGTTCTCTAGCCTCTTGTGCTACTTTATTCTCTGCCTCAAGTTCTTCGGGTGTTTTTACTGGCTCTTTAGGTTCCTCTTTTGTTGGTTCTTCACTAGCAATATCACGGATAGACTGCTTACTTAAATCTTCATGGGAATACCCCGGGTCTTTAGGATCTTCGGGTAAAGTTTGTCCTCCTGTGGGTTGCGCTATATCTGTAGGGGGGGTTGGTGATGCCATCTACAAAATTATAACAGTAGTATAGGGCGATTACAAGATTCGAGGGGAACCTTGAGGTGGGGTTATAGGCGGTGCGCTAGCAACATTTGACGCATCTTGCGGGCTAGGTTGTTGCGGTGGCCCTGCATAAACAGGCGTACCCCCCGTACCCCCTGCTACATCTGGCGGTAATCCTGCCGTGATAGCCGCTGCCTGCGCCGGCACATCCTCAAGTTTGAGAATATACTTAGTGAAATAACCCATCGGGTCTGCCATGAACATCATGCCTCGCTCTGCCCTACCCTCCGCGTCATTCATGTCCATATCCTTGAAGAAGTCAATAGGATTAGTAAATGGTGGCCCTAAGCCTGCTGTCTCTATGGCGTTGCGTTGTGCTTTTAGCTTATCTGTACTTGAGGCTTTAATCCTAACTTCCATACCATCAAAAACCATATCGCGCCTCATCTTGATATATGTCGCATCACCCTTAGCTCCTAATATCTCAACTAAATGCTCCTGCGTATACCTGAGTTTAATAAACTGCATCTGCCACCCTGCCATCCACTGTGAGGCTGTGTTGATGGTATTCTCAACTAAATCATCTGTAGTGGTGAAATCTGCCTCCCTGCCTATCTGATTGGTGGTTGCAACATCTGATTGCAAATCACCTCTAACAGCGGAGGAGTGTGAGATAGCATACATTCTTTGCATTGTGCCGTTTTTTGCGTTGAATTGTGCCACGTCCGGCCTGTCCGGATCTATTGCCTTATGTACCCTGTTAGGATCACCATCAACAAGAGCATCAATCTTGGGATCATCCATATCCATGCGCTGCACTGCCGCTTTATCCAGTCCTCCATCCTTACTCCATATATGTTTTTTGCGTTCCTTTAACTGGTCAAGCATTGTCCTGTTCTGATCGTCAAGATTCTCCTGATTCCTCAAGTTCTGCTCAATTCTGCTTGTCTCGTCATAGGCAATCTTGCCCCACTGTTCATACCCGAAGAAATAGTAGGGCTTATGTGGCCTGTTGAAATAGTTGTAGTAGACTGTTTCCTCTGCCATATTTGGTATATCCAGTCCCATCATGGCCGACATCATCATTTGTTGCTCATTTACCTCAACCTTTGTACTTTCATCACCGGGATTCTCGTATGCAAATAGCTTTTGTTCTCCTGTATGGTCGTAGTTAGGATCAAGCATCTTTTTGAGGATAAGTTTACCCAATATCCACAAAACACCTGATACTCTCTGCCATTTTACGCCCGGCTCATAGATTGAGGCCATTTCCTCCCTGTCCATCATCTCGCCTGTATCTTTCTTGTACCAGTCAAACCACACCTCATAAGGATTACATTCTGTCGCAAGCTCTTTCCATGTTGGTTTATTTCCTGCTTTCCAGCTATCAAGCCCTAACTCTTCAAATATCTCATCTTTCTTGTTGGGAAACTTCATCAACAAGTCTTGTACTGTCATTGGTGACTTCTGAGCGATAAAGCCCATATCGTCAACATTTCTGGTGGTTGCGGTGTGATCTATGATTATGTACTCAGGGTTAATTACGTCAAATCTATAGTCTCCATGCTTGCCCTTTTCAGGATCCCAACGGGCTTTAAGAACTGCAGTAAAATATACAGGTAAATGTTGAAACGCCATACCCAACGCCTCACGCTGTTCTATCTTCTTATTTACCTCATCAACCACAACTGTTAAATCTGAGGCCGATTGCTTGCGTTCCTCACCCTCTCCACCGGGGGTAATTATCATATCCGGGAGCTTGCTCATGGCTAGAGGTTTGAGTGTAGTCTCAATTTCATATATAGCGTTGTCTGCCGAGCGTGATTGATACTTCTTGGTGTCTTTATCTTTCTCAAAATCATCAATCTGGCGGCCAAACCTGTATTTCTCGTTCTTTTCACGCCTTGAATCAAGTTTGTATTTATCATTGAAGAATGCTCTGGATGCCTTTATTCTTTCAGGTACTATATCAGCTAAGTCTTTATCTGGTATTTCAAGAGATAGTGGATCGGTGGGGGTAATTTGACCTATGTTTAGATCATTATTTACCTGTTGCTGTTCATCAAGCGCGTTGGTTTCATCCATAATACAAAAAAGCCCGCATGACAGCGGGGGACTTAGAGTCTTCTAGAAATATTATAGCAGAATTATGACAGCCTGTTTAAGTTTGAAAATTCGCCATGATACTTTATCGCTGCCTCGTTATATGCAAAAGCGGCCTCTTCTTTTGTGACAAAATAACCTAAGAACATATTCTTACCATCTGCATATATTTGAGCATGCCAACGCTTTCTAAGTGGTCTATTATGATAATATACACCCTTATAGCCAGAGGTGTTCCTACCACTTATTTTTCTATTTTTAGAATTTTGAGCATTCGTTACTAGCCTCAAATTATCCTTACGATTATCTAATCTATCATGATTAATATGGTCTATGTGCTTACCTACAGGAGGAATCATAATAAACCGATGGATATATTGACCACTCGCCTTTCTATTAACAGTAATATTCCTCCTAATGTAACCAGACTTAGAAATAAACCATTTATATTTATTTACCCGCTCAAAATCTTCGTCATCAACAAGGGAAAAGCAATCTTTTCCTCTCCTGCCATATAGTTTTATTTTTCTCATAAAAAAAGCTCCCATTTCCGACTAGAAAATGAGAGCTATACAATTATGCGCTAGTCGGACGAATAAGTGTATGGATATATTATACCAGAATCACCTAAATAATTGAATTTATTAGAAAGCGTTTTTTACAATCCTTACAAAAGGTGAGAATGGGGACAATAGCCTGAGTAGCACCTGGCACAATCATAACTAGACTGCCAATGTATTGAAATAAGAACTTGCCACAGTCTGAACAGTGAAACTTCTTGAGCATGTCGGGTTGGAGTGAGTCACGCTCTAGGATAAGTGAAGTAATAGGTATGTCTTTCTGAACGCCTTGGATTATGACTTGCACCTGAAAATTATAACATAACTATCTCCAGCAAGCCCTGATAATACTTCAGAATCCTCTAGCCTAGCGACATTTAGACTCTCTTTTTATTATCATAAATCGCTAAAAACTTATTCCCATCGGTATGAGTATCAACAACAATCATTGTATAATCTTTTCCCTCATATACTGCTTTGGGTAAAAATCTTTGATGATATATCTCATTTGAATATCCATCTTTTTCGTCTCCATCTCTGTCTTCTGCAAACTTTTTACTTTCAGCATAAAAGACATCTCCTGATTGATAAAAGCCTTCATCTTCAGGATTGCCATGATTCTCTAGTTCAAGATTCCAGTAATAATCTGTTCTATCGTCGATTGGATAAGCAACCCAATCTTCGACATAACCAAAATACTTATAAATTTCTTCTTGTAATTTACAATAATCATTTAATATTTTCATAGCTCTGTTTCTAGTTTACTATACTAGAGCCATAAAGTCAAGCTATCTCCTCACAACCCCACCTGAGCCACTATCAGAAATTTCACCCTCCCACGCTCCAAGGTTAACTGATAGCTGCTTAGTACCGATAAAATGCGCCGTCTGCTTCATGGACTGCCTGGTGTCATGTGATATTCCTCCCGCGGTGGCATCAAGCCACTTGAGGGCTTTTAGCTTATACCGAGAGTCATCTAAGGCATGATCAAACGTACCCGCTAAATCTTCATTATTATTCTCATCAAAGGTTGCCTCAACAATCTCCTCAATTAACCTCTTACAATTATTTGCTATCTGCCAGTAGGGTTTTCCATCGGGCGCAATTCTCATCCAGTTACGCATATTAACCCAGCCCGGTATTCTATCGTTTGAACCTTTCCTCATTTTCCTGAACCCCTCATTGGCATTGATAAATTGATCCCGTATAGCGATGGAGCCGTCCGTACCCTTGTTAAATGTGGCGGGGTCTGCCTGAATCCAAGCTACATTGCTAAATGTGAGATTATACCTCTTGTATTCCTCCTTGATAATCGTAGCCCATTCTGCCGGAGTCTTTTGTGTTCCGTATACCTCAAGGAAAGTCTTAACTCTATAAAATACAACCCCGTTAGGCATAACTACCCTGCTTACTTCTGATAGATGATGCGAGAACGGAGCAGAATACCCCCAGTCCATACCGCCAACAATGATATTATTCTTCGTATTAGGTAGAAATGGATTACAAACATGAGCTTTATGTGTCCATGTAGAGAAGAACATACCCGCACCCTCCTCAAATGAGGCCATATATTCTTGATTAAAGAATGATAATGTCCCCTTTTCCTCCGCCTCCTGCCTCTGTTTGTCTATATATTTAACAAACATTTCACGCTCATAACTACCCTCAGGCCATGTCATATTGTCGTAGGATGTAAAATGCCACGTTTCCCATTCAGGATCTAAGCTCACTTTCTTCTCATAGGTTGGGATGACTCCACTATGATCTCCTTTAAGCGCGAATTCGTGAAACCAGTTAAGCCCTTTAGGAGTACCGATATATAACACGCGGTGATACGGACTATCTGCTAAGGCGGGCTTGATAGTTTCAAATGCCTCTTTTTTCACATCTGCGGCCTCGTCCCAGATAATCAAGTCAAGCCCTGAACCTCGGAGAGAGTCATAGTTGTCCGAACCCTTGAGCCTGATAAATGAGTTAGTTGATAAAATGTTGAGAGAGAGTTCTGATTTATCTACCTTGATAAGTCCTGCCTGAACGTAGGGCATGAAGTATCTTGTGATATCGGGATCAATCCAGTAGATTTCCTTAGCTTGTCGAAAGAGGGGTAGAATTATCCAAATGATTTGATTCTTGAGTTGAAAGCCGCGGGCTAGGGCTTCATTGAGGGCAAGCGCGCTCTTACCGAACCTCCGGCCTGCATTAACCACCCTGTACCTTGCTTTAGATTCATGTACCTTTATTTGGTTAGCGTGAGGTTCGTATAATGTAAATTCCATTATTCTTGAGAGTCCTGTTTTAGTGAGGAATGAAAGTTAACGGCCACATTCCCCGATAAATTATTGTCTACTTTCTCCCGCATACCATGATTATTTTGTAAGAGTAATTTAACTATGGTTGCGTTGACTTCTTTGCCTCCATAAATGCCATCATCAATAAGTTGTTCTTTTTGCAAGCGTTTTATTTTTTCCAAAGCTCCGCTAAATTCAGGATGTAACTTTTCCCAATCTGCGAGAGCATCCACACTCACATCAATCCATGTAGCAAAACTTTCTAGCTTAGGAAGATGTTGATTTTCTTTTCCTGTAGTAGCAAGGTATTTATCTACCTCATCTATAAATCGTGGTTCATATTTTGATGGTCGTCCTGCTGGCATATCACTTATTTAACTCCTCAAATGCCTTACTCATCTCTTTATGCTCCTGAGCTATCTTAGGATTATCCCTGTAAAAGTTATCCTGAGCGTTAGGACGCTCCACTGCTCCTACATCATTATTATCCTTGACTGCGCGAGTTAAGATTTGCGTAATTTTCTTCTGATAGTTGGGTGGTAGAGCAGATTGATTCTTACCAAGAGAGAATCCGATTAAGAGAGAGATTATCGTAAGTAAAAATGTAAGTATTATTGTAAGTTCACTCATGGTTGATATCTCTCCTCTTTATCCGCATAAAACCCCTCGTCAACATTTCTTGCCTCTCTTATCTCATCCTCGCTAAACCCCTTCACACCATACTTTTTTATAAAAGCTAAATTTGGCGTCGCACCGACGTATCTCTGAATTATGTCATCGTGATATTCCACCCTTGCCTCCTTAATTTCATCAGGAACGCACTCAATCGTTTCTCTAACCTTGTACTTTGCTTGCTTATCTACGCAAGATTGACAGGGCAGGTAGCCAAATGGCTCAACCTTGCGAGCCTTGTTCTTACCACAATTCAAGCATAACGGCTCATTCATTATTTAAAACAATCGCCGCCCCAAGACTCGACAACTGGGTACTTACTGACACAGCCACCTTAACTGCTGTCATTGGTATCTCTGCTGCATCTATTATCCCGGCCTCAATCAGATTGACCCATTCTCCCCTTACCACATCAAAGCCCATGTCTTGCTTCTGATTCTTCAGTTCCGCGATAAGCTCACCAGAATCATACCCACCATTCTCAACTAATCGCCTGAACGGAGCTTTTAACGCTTCTTTTAATATCTTCTCTCCCAAGATGCTATCATCTAAAACCCCAAGACAATTAAAATAAACCGTCTCTCCACCGGGGACAAGCCCCGTCTTACAAGCCGCTTGTAGGCTTTGTACCGCATCTATTGCCCTCTCTTTGCGCTCCTTTAACTCAATCTCTGTCTGTCCTCCCACCTTTATGACAGCTATACCATCAGTCAACTTTGCCCGTCTAACTTTAAGTTGCTCCCTGTCATAAGCGGATATTGTCTCGTCTTTCATTTGTCCCTCAATTGAGGCGATTCTTGCAAGCACATCATCTCTATGTCCTGCTCCTCCCTGAATGATTGTGGATAACTTTGAGGCGATAACTCTATCTGCATGGCCTAGTGCTTCATGGTTAAAATCATCAAACTTGTGCCCTGCCTCCTTAGAAATAAAAGTAGCCCCTGTTAAAGCGCAGATGTCCAACATGGCGTTAGTTTGTAACGTCCCTACACCGGGGGCTCGTATAACAATGGGTAGGAATTTACCTGAAACCTTAGCTCCAATCATTGCCATGAGAAAATCACCATCTGCGTTAGGGGTGATGAATAACACCTTTTTTGAATGAGGAAAAACAACATTGTCAAGAAACGCACCAATCTTATCTAGGTGAATAAGCTCGTAATCTGTTACGAGAACCGCCACATCATCAAGTACCGCAGTTTGTCTCTCGTGATCTGTCACCATAAACGGATGGATATAGCCCCTGTCTACCTGCATTCCCTCCTGATAATCAACCGTAGTTTCTCCTGACTTAGCTTGATCTACAGTTATAACTCCACTATCTCCCACTTTGTGGACCACTTCTGCGATTAGCTTTCCTAACTCCTCATCCTCTGCGGAAATTGTGGCTATTTGCTGTTTTTGCTTGAGTGTTTTGACTGGCATTGAAATTGTGGATAACTGTTGGATAACTTTCTTTGAACCTGACTCAAGCCCGCGGCGTAGTGTCATGGGATTTATGCCTGAGGCTGTAACTTTAAGAACCTCGTCTAGTATTGCCATTGTTAAAATACTACAGGCTGTTGTGCCATCTCCGCAAATATCACGCTGGCGCTTTCCTGCTTCTTTCATAACATTAGCCCCATTACGCGCAAAAGGATCTTCGAGGTTAACTGTTAGGGCTACATTAATCCCATCATGGATAATAGAGGTTCTACTTGCTTGATAGTCTCTTTCTATCATCACATTTTTTCCAGCGGGACCTAGAGTCGTTGCCGTCGCCTCTGCTGTCATCCTCACCCCGACATACACGGAATCTATGGCATCTTTCCCAAACTTTATAGAGGTAAATTTTCCTTTATTCATATTGTATTTAAATAAGCAAATTGACCATGTTGTTTTTTAGCCATTTCATTATATACCTTAGCTGCCTCTTCTTTTGTATTGTAATATCCCAAATGCATTCTTTTCCCCTCTTTTTGCAATCGAACCTGCCATTTTTTAATTCTTTTATGCCAAGTTACACTTTTTAACCCGGAAGTATTATCAACTCGTATCCCTTGATTTGAATTATTTTCTGCCCTGCTCGCAAATCTTAAATTAAACTTTTGATTGTTAAATCCATCCCTATCTGCATGATCAACCTCTAATCCCTTGGGGGGATTCATAATCATATTATGCATTCTTGCCCCTCCAGTTTTTGAAACATAAGAACCTTTTTTACGAATTGTCGCTTGCCACTTCCATTGATTCAGATATTCAAAATCTTCATCGTCAACTAAAGCCACTTTCCCCCTAGTCAATTTAATCTCTCTCATCTTTTTTTACATTTACCTTTCCATAAATCTCCGTAAAATGTACAAATCTTCTCTTTTTAAACTTAATCTCAAAATCCTTAGCATTATACGCGTGAACAATCACATCTCCCACGCTCACAGGGCAGGTTCTGAGCGTACCATTATCATCCACTACTGAGTCACCCACTGCAAGAACTTCTGATATTAACGCCTCTCCTACAGCTTTACGGACACTTGAAAAAGTATCCTTATCGTTAACGTAAGGCTTAACTAATATATACCCCGGTAGGGCTGTTATTTCTTCCATCTTTTTTCTGCTCCTCTCTGTCCAGCTTCTCTTGCCTGCTCACTAGTCCATTTATACGCTTTGCCTGACTTATGGGCGTTTGTCCCGCCTTTAGTTGCTACCTCTTTTAACCTCTCTTTAGACATACCCGCAAATCCTTTTTTACCCATGTCTCTAGTATATCATATCTAAACCAGACATCCGAGCCTTAATATTCCAATTGTAGCATCGAACAAAAACGCTCAGATTTGCAACCCTGCCCAAGTCGCATCCGGCTACTCCCCTAGTTTTCTAATTAATAGCACAGGGAAGTCTATACTAAACTTATTCATAGCCCTAGTATATCATATCTTAATGTGATAAACTACCCTAAGCAGGTAAGCAGAGCAGCCCTGAACGAATGGCTGGAGGAATTGGAGGAGGTATGAGCAATACAACTAAAAAATTAACTCTCATGATTGTTCAAGTTATATTTTTAACTTTGATGTTTTTTCCTATTGAATCCACTGAGAGGATCACTCTTGCAGTTGGGACTGCTATCTTAATGGGAATTGGTTTTGCGATACCTGATGATAAGTGATTATATAATATGACAAAAACAGTATTCGTAGTATACAGAGATGAAATCCTTGATAGGTCCACCAAGCTCAAGAGAAGTCTCAAGATTGGCGAATATGATAACCCGGAATTGGCCAGAGCAGTATGGAAGACAGCTTTTGAAGACAGACCCGGCGACAACGTGGAAATAAGAATCGAACAGGAAGAGAGAATCGTTAAGGATGATGTATCTGAGCCTTCTCTGGAAACACGCATCTCCCTCGTAGAAAAATATCTATTCCATCTCTCCACTCTTGTCACCAATCAAATTACCCTCATAGATAGTTTTTCAGAGAGAGTTAGGAAGCTAGAAAAGAGATTGTATAATAACTAGCAGGGTAAAGGTAAACCTGATACGTTCATGTAAACTGAACGTATCCTGCATTATAGGCAGCTACCTGCCATGAGGGGCAGTCATGGTGGGTGGGTGTTTATAAAAAGGGCTTTAGGGCTGGTTGGTTAACAAATGATTGAAGTATGGGATGGTCAATAGGATTTGATAGAAATTGGAACAGAGATATAGGCTATGGAGTGCCCGCTTATTGTGATGCTCCAAAATGCAATGCGGGGATAGACCGAGGATTAGCATATGTTTGTGGTCACGAAGAACCTTATGGAGGCGATAGTGGTTGCGGTTTGTATTTTTGTGACAAGCATCTCTTTTGGCATAAATTTAGAAATGGAGATGAGGGCTTATATTGTAAAAGGTGTTCAACATATAAACCGCCTTATAAACCAAAACCTGAACACCCTGAATGGGCTGCGTGGAAATTAAAAGATGAGAGTTGGAAGGATTGGCGATTAGAAAACCCTGAAGAAGTTACTAAGCTGAGATTAATTGCGAGTCAATTCGAATAAGAATCAAAAATATATATGACCGAACAACAACTTAAAAAACTAATCATCGACTACCTGACAATCAAGGGGCACTAAATAATCTCAAACTCAAAGTCTATAAACTCCTCTCCTTTTTTTACTATCTCTTTTGTCACGTTTAACTCATGAATCTGATGATCGTTGAACCCAAACTTAGCCTGCATAATATCCTGAATGGGCTTGATAACATTGTCAATGTCGGACAACTTATTACTAAATCCAACTATTAGAGTAAGACGTAACTTGCAATTCCTGTCTATTTTTAATTTGGGAAGAAGATATGATAACTCCTCTTGATAGGCTTTATATTCAGGAGTACGGAACCTACGACCCTGCCAACAAGCGTTGATTGATAACGGACGTATATTTATTTTCATGCCTAATGTTATAATAAATCACCTTCGTAGGGAAGGCTAGATATTCGTTGAATATCGCTTTATCCGCTACCTCGAACTGTCGCAACTCAATGCGTGCGTTCCCGCAAGGGATAGGGGTAGCGGGGTTTAGTTAACTCCTCAAAATCTGCTTAATATTGGGAATGGCGATCCCTAAATTAGTTATTGACAAACTCTTCTTTAAAGAATATACTTTGTTTAATGTCCAGTATAACTAAACTTCATTGCAAGAGATGTAATTACTCATGGTTTCCTCGCACTCCAAGAAAACCTCTTCATTGTGCAAATCAAAAGTGCAAATCTCCTTACTGGAATAAGCAGAGGCGCAAAGACCTGCCAAAATGAAAACTCGAATATTACATACTAAAATTTATTCAGATAGTTATTTTGTTGAGCTTAATCCTTCCGAAAAGCTATTATTTATTTATTATTTGACAAATGAAAATGTAAATATAATCGGATGTTATGAATGCCCTGATAGAAAAACCTCTTTTGATACGGGTATAGATACCCCCAAGATACGGGTATTTCAAGAAAAAATGGAAGGTGTAGGAAAAATGTTTTTTAAGGATGGTTATGTATTTTTAAAGAATTTTACAAAATATGAAAACTATACAGGCGAGTTAAACGAAAAGGCAAAAGTGAAGCTATTAGAACAATTATCAATACCTGTTAGAGAGTGGTATGAAGGGGGTATGAAGGGGGTATATATACCTACCATAAATCATAAATCAGAAATCATAAATAATAAATCAAAAATAATAAACCATAAAGAAGGGGGTAGTAGGGGGAAACAGTTACTTGATGATCCAGAATTCATTGAAGGGTTAAAGGCTAAGTTTCCTAACCATGATGTAGATATAGAAATAGAAAAAATGAAGGACTGGCTTTTATCAAATGGCAAAAATAAAGAGGACTATGCAGCTTTCGCCCGTAACTGGTTAAGAAAAGCAGATCCCGTGAGAGGAGGTGTATTCGTAATAAGAGAATGAAATTTGAATTAATCTTACAAGACAATAAAAAAGTTATCCTTACAAAAGAAGAAGCGGATTCCCTAACTAAAGAATTGCTTAATGTCGCCAAAGACAGGCAGGAGATATTTAAGATGGGGGTTAATGTTTTTAAGAGAACTGCTATAAAGGGGATTTTTCCAGTTAGTGAAGATGTTGCAGATAATAAAGAGGCGTGGACTAGGGAAAATAAAGAATGGGATGATACCTGTTTAAAGATGAGCCAATATCCTGTTGAACAGAAAGTTAATATTGAGCTTGAAAGCAGAATAGATCCAGGGCTTAAATTTGCGAACATAGAAATGCCTATTCAGTTACTTGAGCCTATGGTAGCGAACATAAGGCAGTTTTTTATAGACAACCCAAAATATCCCAGATGTCCCATGCGAGTATGGTGGCCTTTTATTAGAGCTAAAATAGCTCCTATAAATAAGAAAACCAATAACAGACCTAACCCAACAATATCTTATGCTAAATGGTTTGAGGTTATTGCAAGGAGTGACGGAGCTATCGAGGAATGGTTGAAGTATCAAAGGTAAAGTAGGGATCTTTGTCGTACCCTAAGAAAGCATATGCAGCTCCGGGTGGCTTGTAAAGGTGGGAACTATTTGACAATAGCAAGCGGTTCTTATATAATCTACTTATGAGAAACTTATCAGGAGGAATTAAAAAATTAAAGTACCTAACTTATTGCAAAACTTGCAAGGTAACTGAAGAGAATCACAAATGCCCTTTGTTTGTTAAAAACGGCAAAAAAACATTAAAAGCAACTCCTTATTGTTTAGATATACTTAATAAGAGTTTGAAAAATGAAAAATAATCAATGGCAATTAAGATTTGAAGAGATGGAAAAATATTTAAAATTTCAACTAAAAATGGTGGAATCACATCCGCAGGATTTTAGCGAGGGCGAGGTTATCTCTTTACAAAACTATATTGAACATATGGAAGAAATAGCAGAGTCGGAATATTAAACCGGATGGAGCGGTACGCGATGGGGAGGGGTTGAGTAATATGAAAAACAAAAACGCTACGGAACTAGGCAGACTCGGCGGTCAGAAAACCGCTTCCTTATATGGAAAAGAGCACTACAGGAGGATTGCTAAGGGGTGGGTAAAGGGGAGGAAGAGGAAGGCTAAATAAGAATCATTAGTATGGGTGGGATGATATTAAAAATGAATGATAAAAAATGTGAAGCTTTTAACAGTCAATTCCCAAATTGTCACTGTAATGATTGTATTGAAAATGTTGTTGAGTTTAACGGGTTCAAAAAAGGTAGTATTTACATACTGAAAGCAAAGAATGTTCCAGTAGCTATTAGCTCTTTTTGCCCATTAGAGCATTGCGCTGATGCATTTATTATAAGCGATTTTCCTGTTTCACAATATAATGAAAGGTTTGCATGGGTGAACTTAACAGATTTAACCTATGCCTAATAATAAGTGATTTTAACCATAACAAACCGACGGCGCTCAGTCTCCGCCTAAAGTTTGTTTACAGGATGGAGCGGTATGAAGTTATGAAGACAATAATTATTTTAGGAGATGGAGTTAAGCAAATATGTTTTACTCCGGAAACAGAAAACGAGAAGAAGGCCTTAAGGATGATAACTACTGAAGATGATATTCATACGGTTATTAAAAGAGGCACGCTTTATGATCGGGATGAGGAGATTTTGGGGGTTGATGTTTATAAATGCCAAGGTGGTTATTTGAGGGCTAGGGATGATACTGATTCAGTCTTGTTTGTTCTTACGCCGAAGAAGGATAAGGAATCTAATAATGAAATGTAGTTGGTAAACTAAGATGGAGCGGCACGCGATGGGGAGGGGTTGAATATGGATAAAACAGAAGTAATTAAACAAAGTTTAGAATACTTGATCGAGACTAATTATATAAAAATCTCATCTCCGGTCACGCTTGATGCGATTGCTCAAACAATCGAGGAGGATCTTCTTGCAGAGGAAAAAAGATATAAACAACATGCAGAGATGCAAACCATGATTGAAATAATGAATCGCTATTTTAGTGAAGAGAAGGTTAGGCGGTTTTTTAGCGAGGATGAATAATCTATGAAACAAAATATAACGACAGCACAGCTTGCGGAATTAACTCCAGAGCAACATGTAATATGGCGTAAGTGGTTAGAGAAGCATCATGTGTTTGGACAAACTCATTTAATGAGTGGTATCGGTGTGATGATTGAGTTCTTAAATGAACATATAAACAACATGTATGGAACATATATAGATGACTCTGGTTATGAGCGTGTTTTGTGCGGGACTAATATTAGTGGCAAGTTTGACATAGGATGGAAAGGGGAGCTTTGTGACTCCCTCTGGGAATCGGTGAAGGCGTTTTTGAGGAAGTAGTATGACCGAACAAGAAATAACAGATATTGTTTATGACGCGCTAGGATATGCCCCGGACGATGCGGTTACTACCATGAATAAAGATAAGCATGATTTTTGGATTAGTATTGCAGTGGAGGAAATTATGAAGCTATATGAAGGTAAGTAGTATGAAAATAGACAAGAAACAATTAATCCAGGAAATAAAAGCTTTAAAAAAAGACATCCGTAAGATTGAAATTGCTAAAGGGGTATATACTTTTTCTTTAATGGATCAAGCGTGGAATGAGGCAATCGAGGCAGTTATAAATATCTTGAGAGAATATTGACAACATCCCCCTCATTGTCCCTTTTACCCCTTGACATTGTGCCAAATGTGTGTTATTATGTATTTAATGAAAAAAGACAGCCGTACATACTTCATAAAAGTTTTAGAAAATGGCAAGGCAGTATCTTACCAGCGCACCAAGAGTTTAAGAAGATTCTTGTCCACTTGCAGGCTCATTCATTTTACAAAATCGACTACAAAAGCCGTCTCCATTAAAGTTACGTATGGTTTAAAGAGAGATTATCAAAATAAGTTGTCAATGTTCGATAACCGCGGCACGTATCATAACGCTCGCGATTTAATTCAGGCAGCAGTGGCATTTACGGAGGAGATATGAAGACAGACGCACAGAAACTAATAAAACGACAAAAGGCCCGGGAGAAGAGATTAAAGAA